TGCCCGCGGCGCGATTCAGGTCGATGCTCCACCGGCAGCGGAGGTAAGCGTCAACCCCGAGATCCATATCGACGCACCCGACATGAGCGAGGTGGCGGAAGCCATCGCGGCGATCGCCGAACGTCCGCAGCCTGAGATTCGGGTTGATGCTCCTATCACTGTGGAACCGGCTCAGGTGACGGTCAACATTCCTGAGCAACGGCCGATTACCCGTGAGGTCAAGCACAACAAGGACGGCAAGATCATTCAGATTCGAGAGGTTCCCGCCTGATGGCACTCAACCCAAAATATTCGACCACCGCGGTCAACGCCAAGGCCAACGCTGTCGGCGATGCCCTCAACAGCGGCTACATTCGTGTCTATGACGGGACGCAGCCTGTCGATGCTAACACTGCGGTTGGTGCCCAAGTGCTGCTAGCCGAGCTACGATTCGATGCTGATGCTTTCGGTGCTGCGGTTGCAGGCGCGATTACCGCTAACGCGATCGTTCAGGACTCCTCAGCTAACGCCACCGGCACTGCGACCTGGGCGCGAGTGCTGGCCTCGAACGGGACGACCGTCTGGTTCGATGGCTCGGCCGGGACTGGCACGGTCAACTTCGTGCTGAACACCGCCAGTATCGTGGCTGGCGCGGTCGTGTCCTGCTCGTCCTTCACTCTCACTGAGAATCCAGGCTGATAAGGGTGTGAGCCAGCTTCAGAACTACACCGTTACCGCGATCGCCAACGCCAACCTGACTGCGGTTCAGCGTTGGCGGGTATCGGCCAACGTGGTCGATGACAACGGCCTCGACCTTGGCGTGTTCAGCTTCAACTGGCCTGATGCCTGGATCAACATGACCGGAGCACAGCGCAAGCAGATCGCCGACCTGCTGGCTCCTAAAATCCTGCTGGTCTTGGCCGGCCTTTCGGCTGATGTATGACCACCTACTACGTCCGCAAGACGGGCAGCGACAGCAACGCCGGAACTTCCGCTGGAACTGCCTGGCTGACGATCGGTAAGGCGCTGGGCGTGTCCGGGATCGCATCGGGCGACACGGTTTACATCGGGGCTGGCATCTATCGTGAAGTCGTAACGGTGGCGATGACCTCAGCCGTGGCTGAGACATTCGTGATCGGTGACGCGGATGGGGTCAAGACTGGCGATGCGGGCGAGATCATCTGGACTGCTTACACCACGAACGATACGACGGCTCCGTCAGCCTCTCCCACTCTCAATCTCGTCGGACGTGACTTTCTGACGTTCAAGAACTTCACGATGATCGGTGGCACTGCGCGCGTTATCCAAGGTACTACCGCGACTTCGACGGATATCAAGATTCAGGATTGCACGCTATTACAGCAGCTCAGCACCAATGCGGCTGTCATTGCGCATACGACCGGTTTTGGGATCGCATCCAACTGGATGATTGAACGCTGCTTCATTCGCAGCGGTAGAACTAACGCCGTCGATATCACTCTTACCTCTGGAGCAGGCTCCGATTATGACGCCAACATCGTGATCCGTAACTGCTTCATGTCGATTTCTGCCGGCTCGGCGTGTGTTTCCATCACTTCCTCTGGGGCTGGTGCTCAGGAGGGAGGAGGCGTATATGTCTACAACTGCTCAATCTACGGGCAGGCGGCAACCAATGCTGGTTCGGTTTCGACCTCAACCCTGCTAGTGGGAGGATCGACCTTCGCCTTCCCCGTCCGCGTCTATAACTGCATCCTGTCTGGTGGATTATCGGCGGGAGAGAGTGGGGCTCTGGTTGAGGACTACAACCATGTTTCCGCGACTGTTACGCATACCAATGTGACTCAGGGTACCAACACCGTCCTGAATGGTGCCTACTCCATTCTTCTTGATTCAGGCCAGTCACGCTCTGTGGGGGCTCAGCCCCGCCCGTTCCTTGAGCCGATGGCCGGCTCGCCCCATCTGGGCTTTGGCAACAACGGCACCTATACGACCTCTGAGGATATGCGCGGCAACCCTAGGCCAGCAGGCGGAGAGACCGCGACCAGGGGTATCGGGGCACTTGAGCGGGCCAACACTTTCGCCAAGGAGACTGGCACCGTTCGCACCGGTACGAACGGCATTTCGATCACGGGCCCCGGTTACCAAGACTTCCAACTTCCCGTCGCAGCTTCGTCGACGACAGTGACGGTCTATGTCCGCTGGGACGCGACTTATGCTGGGACAAAACCAAAGATGCAAGTACTCAACGGGACCGAGGCTGGCATGGCGGATGCGACCGATACGGCGACCGGATCCTCGGGTGCTTGGGAGCAGTTGAGTCTCAACTTCACGCCGACCAGCGCGGGCATCGTTACCATCCGTTTACTGTCGAGTGACACCAACGGTGGAGGCAAGATGTTCGCGGATGACTTCGAGGTGACTTAGTGGCCGATACCAAGATCAGTGATCTTACCTCTGTCACTACGCCGGACCCAACTGACGAATTCGCCGTCAATCAAAGTGCTACGAGCAAGAAGATCACCGGGGTTCAGCTCCTGTTCACCGCCGGCGTCTTTGCTCCCGGTTCGCTCACGGTGGCTGATGGACACTTCATGATGATGGCCCGCCGCCTCATCCTGACCGGCAGCCAGCAGCTCATATTAGACGGTAACGCAGTGCTGAGGATCAACTGACATGGCTGACATCCTGATTGACGATGAGTCAGTCCCATCGGCACCGGCCGCTTCGACTGGGCTGATCTACAACGACTCAATCTCCAAGCTTCTGACCGAACGTACCTCGGTCAAGGTGGCAACGGTCGGTGGCGTTCGCAACCAGAGCGCCGCAGCCCAGGCGTACACCACCTCGGAGATCTACCTGACCGGCTCAGCTCTCACCATCCCGAGCCATCTGATCCAAGTTGGAGCGAGCTTCACTTGGCAGATTGTCCTGACCAAGACGGCAGGCACTGGGCTGCCGGTGTTCATCATTCGGATCGGGACTCTAGGTACAACCGGTGATGCAGCCATCGTCACTTTCACCGGCTTCGCTGGTCCCACATCAGCTACTGACACGGCCTGGGTCGTCATCTCGTTGGTCATTCGCACAATCGGCGCCTCCGCCACGTCAGAAGGTGCCATCCGCATGAATCATCAGCTAGCGGCTACTGGCTTCGCCAACTTGACGACCGCGGTGGAACGTAAGGACGGGACGACGTTCAACTCGACCACCGCTGCCCTGATCGCGGGCGTGACCTTCAACCACTCGACGGCCGGTGCCGGCAATATCGAGATCGTTACCGCCGAACTCGTCAACAGCTAGTAGGCCGTCATGGCCGACGCCCGATACCTACTCGAATCCGGGTCGCCGGAGGGCTATGAGTTAGAGGACGGTTCTGGTGTTCTCATTCTCGAAGAGAACAACCAGAGCAACCCCAACCCATACCAGAAGTTCCGCCGCGGTGAGGTCTATCCCGCTATCCGCGGCAAGGTCAACGAGTGGGGCCTTGACTACTGGCGCAAGGATGAACCGCTCAACAACATTGACTCGTCGCCGGTCAGCAATGTTGTCACCGGGACTGCGACCTTCGTACAGGCTGCCGCCGCCTGGGCGGCCGTCGCTTCTGAGCAGTTTACCGCCACCGCCTCATTCATTCAGCCTGCGGCTGCGTGGACAGCGACTGCTGAGGAACGCTTCACCTCGATTGCTGCGTTTGTTCAAGCGGCGGCAGCCTGGGACGCGGCTGCGGTTGAGCGATTCGAGGCGACGGCAGCGTGGGTTCAACAGCCTGCGGCGTGGGAGGCGTCAGCTTCTGAGAGCATCCCAGCTACCGCTGCATGGGAGCAAGCCGCCTCGGCATGGGCAGCCGATTCGACGGCTGCCAACCCGATCACTGGCACGGCGACATTCGAGCAGCCCGTTGCCGCTTGGACCGCAGATGCCGCCGAGGGCTTTGAGGCCACTGCCACCTTTGAGCAGCCTGCGGCAGCGTGGGAAGCAGACGGGGTTGAGTCCTTCACCGCGACTGGCGAGTGGATTCAGGACGCCGCGAGCTGGTCGGCCTCAGAAGCGCAGACCATCAGCGGGACGGCGACGTGGGTGCAGGCACCGGCAGCCTGGAGCGCGGACGGCAACATTACCTCCGTCATCCCCGAGCGCCCGCGCGGCGGCAAGACGGTCGTACTCAAGCGCCGCGTCTGGGCAGATGCCACCTTCGAGCAGGCGCCAGCGGCGTGGTCGGCGCAGGGGCATGTCGAACTGGATGATCTTGAGGAGTTGCTTTTGTTCGGCCTGATTTGACAGGATCGTCTACTATTGGCATCAGACGAATACGACCGGCCGTATCCCGAGTGGATCAGCCCGGACTTGTGGGCCTCTAACAGCGCAGATCGTGCCCCAAACGCGCTGGCTAGGAGGCCCTTTCCCTTGTCCGACGAAAACGAACTCATCACTACCGCCATCGAGGACGGCCAGCTCCAGGTACGGAGCATGGCGAAGCGCGAGATCGAGGCCATGATCGTGCCGTGGAACACGGTCGTGGACTCGCCGATCGGCCCTGAGATGTTCCTGCCGGGATCGTTTGCTCACATCAACCCGGCCAAGGTCATCATGCGGCTGGAACACGACGGCATTCCCTCCGCCCGCGGTGTATCGCTGGAGGAGCGGAGTGACGGCCCGCACATGGTGTTCAAGGTTTCCAAGACCCAGCCCGGAGACGAGCTGCTGACGCTGGCCCAGGACGGCGTGACCCAGAACGTCTCGATCGGCTACTACCTGCCCAAAACCGAGAGCGAGATGCAAGTCCGTTCAGGCAGGCGCGTGACGGCCCACAAGAAGGTCGATCTGCGCGAGGTCGTGACCACCTGGAGGCCCTACTACGAAGGAGCGCAGGTGCTTTCCGTGCGCTCACAGGCCAAAACAGCAGCCCCCGTGGCCGAAGCCGAAGCCCCGGTCGTTGGGGCGCCCAACAACGAAGACACTGAGACAGCAGCCGCCGTCCGCAGCAGCCTCGGCAAGATCGGAGAGTCGGTCGACTCCTTCGCCGAGAAGATGGTCGACCGCATTGAGAAGCTGGAGGAGCGATCGCGCTCTCAGTTCAGCATCCCCGGCAGTGGGACTGACGATAAGCCCAAGCCATCGCGTGGCGAGTGGGTTCAGGTCGTCCTCAAGATGCTGTCCGGCGAGCGCGTGCCGGACATGCAGCTCCGCGCCCTGGACGAGTTGGTCACGACTGACAACTTGGGCGTGGTGCCAGATGCGATTAGCACTGAGCTGATCGGCGTCATCGACCCGTCCCGGCCGTTCATGCAGTCCACTCGCCGGATGGAGACTCCATCCTCGGGCCTGACCCTGACCTTGCCGGTCATCGAGCAGCGGCCCACAGTCGCCAAGCAAAACGCCGAGAAGGATGAGGTCGACTCGACCAAGACCATCATCACTTCGACCGACTTCACGGCCGAGACCTATGCAGGTGGTGGAGACATCAGCCTCCAGCTCCTGAAGCGGTCCAGTCCGTCCTATCTGTCGCTGTACCTCGAACTGCTGGCCGAGGCATACGCCCTGACCACGGAGGCGGCGGCGGTCGCCAACATCATGGCGGCTGGCATCAACTCGGGTGGGGCGCTCGATCCGGAGGATCTGAGCCTCGGCGCAACTTGGACCAATGCCGTGGGCAGCGCCTTCAAGCGTGGGCCCGACACCATTTGGATGTCCTCCGCCGCGGTGGCCGCGTTCATCGACGCCAAGAATGACGGCTCCAACGCTCCGCTCTACTCGCAGCTCACGGCCAACTTCACGGCCGGCGGCGGAGTGGGTGGCTCGATCCAGGGCCTGCGGGCGGTTTACGTCCCGGCCATGGATGCCACCGCTAACGATGTCCTCGTCGGTCCCAGCCGTGGCTTCGCATGGGCCGAGGATGGCACCTTCGTCCTCCAGGTGGATGTTCCGGCGCTGGCCGGACGCGACGTGGCGATGGTCGGCATCGTCTGGCTCGCGGCCCTGTACCCGGCGGCATTCACCGCGTTCAGCGTCAGCGGTGGCGGAAGCTAACCGATGGCGGACTGGCCCGAGCTTGAGGAACTCAAGCAGAAGCTCGACGTTCAGGGGTCCGATTGGGACGACCATCTCGATCGGCTCCTGAGCGCCGCCATCGCGCAGGTGCAGATCGACGTGGGCGAGGAGGTTGCCGATCCTGATGACAGCCTCGCCCATGCTGCCCTGGTTCTGGCGGTGAGCATCGGGTCCACGGAGGGCGAGCCGGACGTTTCGGCGGCGGCTCGCCTTCCCAAGTACCAACGACTCCTCAAGGGCCACCGTGTGAGGTTCGGAATCGCATGAACCTAGAGATGATTCGCGGCGACTCCGCGACCTTTCTGTTCGCCCTCGACGTTGACCTGACCGATGCGGTTGGCGTGTGGATGACCGCCAAGAGCGCACGGGCCGACGCCGATCCCGGCGTATTCCAGAAGTCGGTTGGTGCCGGTATTACCGTGGTCGACGATCCCACGGGCACGATCTCGGTCGAGCTGGATCCCGCGGACACCGAGGATCTGGAGGCCGTCACCCACCGGCTGTACTACGACATCCAAGTCCAGGACGTGGACTCCAAGGTCAGCACCCTGCGCCTCGGACGCCTGATCGTGCGGCCCGATATCACGACTACGGTGAGCGGTTCCTAGATGCTCAAGGGCAGTCGGGAGCTTAGGGCGCGACTGCGGGCCATCAAGACCGTGTTCAAGCCGGTGGGCCAGCAGTGGACCGACGAGACGACACGCCTAGCCCGCTCCCGCGTGCGCGTGGTGACCGGGCAGACCCGCAACAGCATCCGGCGCAAGAACGCCAGCATGACGCGCGCCTCGGTTGTGGCATCCCGCGGCGCGCGCTTCCTCGAGGCGGGCACGGTGCCGCACCCGATCAAGGCCAAGCGCATGAGCACCATGAAGTTCAATGCCTCGGGGCGGCCGGTGTTCGCCAAGAAGGTCAAGCATCCCGGTTCACGCAAGCAGCCATTTCTGCGGCAGTCAGGGCATGACGCCTTGCGAAAGATCGACATGCTGCGTGACCTGATCGACCTCTGGAACAAGGCGGCCTGATGGGCTTCCGAGCCGATATGCGAGCCGCGGCCGTGACACTCCTGAACAGCTATAAGGCTGCCAACAATGGCGCCTTGCGACAGGTGTATCCGGGTCGCCCGGCCAGCATCTACACGCCATGCGCGTTCGTTGATCTCATCAACGAGACGGGGACTGCCTATGGAGCCGGGCCGACTCAAATCCAGCCTTCCTTGGAGATCATCCTGATCCAAGGACTATTCGATTCTGAGGATGCCGTAGATCAACAGGATGCGCTGGTGGATGGATTCCGCGCACATGTGCGATCGAACATTCATGCATCTGGCGCCTCGACCCTAGTAGCCGAGAGATTCACCGCGTCGGACATTCCCAACTATCAGCCGGATTGGATTCCGGATGCTCCCATTTATTATGCCACGCGCGTCACGTTGGAAGGCTTGAAGCTGGAAGGCGGCGTGGTATGAAGCCCCGAGGTGGGGCGTCCTCGACGGTGGACCGTAACCGTCACATCCTAGGAGGTTAGCCCCACCATGCCCGTAGCGATTCCCGGCCTGATTGCGCTCCGCCGTCACCTGTTCGGCAGACAGGAGACGTTCGGAACGCCCTATAACGCGTCCCGCGCCTACCCCTTCAACGGGGTGCCGGATGTGAACCTCAACTGGACCGACGTGGAAGGCGACTTCGGATCGGTCGACCCGATCGCCCCTCCCTACCGCGCCATCCCAGACCTGACCGCCAACCTGACTGATAACGCGGTGGCGTATGACGATCTGCCGCTGATGCTCGCCAGCATCCTCGGCGACGATGTATCACCCACTGGCGGTGGCACGGCCAAGACCTGGACGTTCCAGCCCGCCTCGCTGACCCAGGACGACGTGGACGTGTTCAGCTACCAGTTCGGTGACGACGTGGAGGAGGACTGGTTCCTGCTGTTCGATGGGCTCACCGAGTCGGTCACCTTCACCTTCCCGCGTGGGCTGGGCCCAGTGACGGCCTCCATGAACTGGCGCTTTGGCTCGGCGCGCTACGCCGGGGCTACTGAGTCAGCCTTGCAGCCGGAGATCACGGTGCCGACCGTGGGGTTGTCGATCGACTCGGCGGCCATCCCGGTTTATCTGGGGGACGCCAAGCTCTACATCAACGACTCGGCCGCCACCCTGGGCAACACCCAGATCAGCGACGCGCTGTATGGCGGCAGCTTGACCATCAGCCGCGAGCTCGACCAGAAGCGGTTCGCCAACGGCACCGGCTTCGATCTGTCGGGCTTCAGCTCGGGCAAGCGCAACATCGAGTTCCAGATGGACTTCGCCAAGACCGAGGACATCGTGGGCACCGGCTCCGAGTCGGATGCCTGGTTCAGCGCGACGGCGGTGGACCGCTTCGTGCGCCTAGCCTTCACCTCTACCACGATGGTCACTGGCGCCACTCCCTACTCGTGGGAGATCGACATGCCGCTGCGCTACTACACCCGCGCCGACGACGCGGAGGGCGGCAACTCGGTGGTGCAGCTCACCGGCCACCAGTTCTACCAGTCGGCCACCCTGGGCTACGCCTTCAAGAGCGTGGTCATCAACAAGCTGGCGCTGTCCGGCCTCGAGACCGCTACGAGCTAACGCCTATACGCCAACGGAGAATCCCAATGACTGAACAAGATGACCTGATCCCGGTGGGGATCGACGAAGGTCTGCACGTCTACCTGCGGCCCGTGCTGGAATGGAACCACGTCTCCGCCATCAAGTGGAACATCCTGGTCGAGAAGGAGAAGGCGGGCATCGACCTTCCGGCCGGCGAGATCATCGGCCTGCTGCAAGAGGGCTATATCACCTACGGAGTAGCCCGCTGGGATCTGCCGGTCCCGCTTACCCGCGTATCGGTTCGCACTGAGATCCTGCTGCGCACCGACCGAGCCTCCACCGTCGCTGAGAAGGCCGACGAACTCTACTCCGAGCAGGTGCTGCTCCCTTTAGTGAGGATGGGCGCCAAGTCCTCGCCCTCTATGCCGATCAACGGATCGACATCAGCGACGACTGGCTCCCCGGTCGCGCACCGGACGCGCTCGAAGCGATCCTCGACTTCCATTACCCCGATGGCCGCCATCGAAAAGACATCCGAGTCGCCCGATGGCGACTCCAGCTCTTAGCCGAGATGGGCATCGGTCCTCAGATGCGCGAACAAGCGCGGCGGGATTACGGTGCCGTGAGTAGACTGCGGCGCTCCTTCAAGGTGCCCAATGGCGCTTAGTGAGACTGCCCGACTAATCGCCAGCCTAGAGCTTCAGGATAAGTTCAGCCCGAGCATCAAGAAGGCTGATCAGTCTCTCAGCAAGTTCCAGTCCGGTCTAGGACAGACCGGGAAGGGCATCGGCCAGATCGGAACCGGGATTGGCCGTGTCACTGGCAACCTGCTCAAGTTCGGAGTGGCTGGGGCCGCGGCGGTCGGTGGTTTCCTTGCCCTGAACTTGAAGGCTGGGGTCGAGCAAGTCCGGTTGCTGGAACTGGCGACGTCGCAGACCAATGCCGTCATCAAGTCGACCGGCGGTATTGCGAATGTCAGTGCGGGCGAGATCCGCAACCTGGCCGAGAAGTACGAATCGCTCAACGCCACCATCGACGACAAGGTGATCCAGTCTGGCGAGAACCTGCTGCTCACCTTCACCAACGTCACAGACAAGGCGTTCGAGCCTGCCCTTCAGGCCATCCTCGACATGAATCAGGCGATGGGAGGCGGCGAGGAAGGGCTGCAACGAATCGCCATCATGGTCGGCAAGGCCCTCCAAGATCCGATCAGGGGTGCCACTGCGCTGCGGCGGGTTGGAGTGAACCTGTCGAAAGAGCAGCAGAAGCAGATCAAGCTCCTCGTCGAGCAGAACAATCTATACGGCGCTCAGCAGATCATCCTCAAGGAACTGGCGACAGAGTTCGGTGGCTCATTTGCCGCAGCTGGGAATACGGCTGCGGGCCGCACCGCCAAGCTGAAGGATAGCGTCGAGGATCTCCAGCGCACCTTCGCAGGCCCCTTCGCTGAAGTCCTCGACCGAACGACTGGCAAACTCGGCTCCTTCCTTGCGGAGGAAGGCACGGTCGCTGCTGTCAATCGGTTGGGAAGTAGTATCGCTGGCCTCTTTACTGATGAGGCTATTGACCGGGGGATTGGTGTCCTTCGTTCTGGCCTGGATCTGCTGACCGATGCGAATCTGGCGCGAGTTGGATCAGCCGTTCGCGGTGCATTCTCCTTCGTCAAGAGTTTGGACTTCGAGACGATCGGCAAGGGCCTAGAGATCACCGCGAGAGTCGCCAAGACTGCGGTGGATGCTTTTCTCTCCCTGCCCCCGGAGCTTCAGAGCGTTGCCATTGCCGCCCTCGCGGTAAACAAACTGGGCGGTGGGGTAATTGCTTCAGGCATAGGAAACCTTGCTGCCGGATTGCTCAAGATCGGAGGCATTGGCGGCAGGGGAGCTACGCCGGCCAACCCGCTGTTCGTCTCCCAGGTCGGAGGGGTGGGCGGTGCGACAGTCGCTGGTGCTGGCGGCGCTTCGCTGATCTCCAAGGTGTTCATGACCGGCATCGCGGCTGAGGCTGGCTTCCTGCTGGGCTCGGCGATCAGCAACGCGCTGGTGGATGCGGGAGTTGGCGGTATCAAGCCCGCGAGGACGTTCGAGCAGGGAGCCTTAACCGATGCTGTCAACTCCCAGGATGTGTCTCGCATCGTCGACGGCATCAACAGCATCGACGAGCAACTGAAGCCGAGCCTTACTGATCTAGGGTTGAGCCTCGAGGACTCAGGAGCCGCAATCGCCTTGGCGCTTGATATCGGCGGGGTGCGGACGCAGCTTGAGAAGGACCGGCAGGTTCTGCTCGATCAGTTGACCGAACTGGGTCTGACTCGGGAGGAAGCCGAGAAGATCGTCGCTGCCCAAGAACGAGCGACTGCCAAGTATGGGGAAACTGCGGTGAGGCAGATCGGGGCTATCGAATCCTTGCATCTCCCGCTCGGAATCGGTAACGAGATCAATCGCCAGATTCGTGACCGAAGCGCGGCAGCCGTTGAGCAACAGCGCAACACCAAGGCGGCCATCGACCGCTGGGGAGGCAAGCTGGACGTGATCGCGGCCAAGGACTGGAGCGTGAACGTCAAGATCCCGATCACCAACGTCGTCAGCATCAGCGCCTCGAACGTCGTCCGGACGCTGACTTCCTACACCGCAGCGATCGGCTCCGGGCCGGGTGGTGCGCTCGACGCGAGCCTGCTGTGAGCTATCACGTCTACGCCCGCCACGGCGGCGCGGTCGGCGCCTCGCAGGACGACATCACCGATCGTGTGCCGGCCTTCGACGGCAACCAGCCGATCATCCAGATGGGGATGTCTTGCCAGACCGGCTCCGCTTCGCAGGGCACCTTCATCGTCCCCGATCCGGTCGGCAACGAGGACGCCAGTCTGTACTTCCCACCGCACACCCAGATCACCTGGACCGAGGACGCGTCGGGCGACGAGTTGTGGCTGGCGCAGGGGCGTATCAGCTCGTGGAGCATCGGTCGGCCGGACTATAAGCCTGGTGACTCCCAGGTGGAGTGGAGCTTTACAGTCGATGATGCCAACGTCGACTTACGCGGGCTGGCTTTCACCGAGGATTGGGTGCGGCCGGCGGAGACCGGCGTAGCGCGCCTGCTGGCGCTTCAGGCGTACACCCTCAACGGCTCCAGCTCTACCCGTCCTACTTCGGGTGGCGTGATCTCCTATCGGCCGAGCACCGTCATCACGGTCTCGACCAGCCACCTGTGCCCAGATAGCAACACGGCCACCATGCCGGCCAAGACCTACCAGAAGGACACCCAGCCGCTCGACGTGGTGACTGACTGCGCCGAGACCGAGGGCAAGGTGTTCGGCGTGGTGACGCACCATACCGGCGGCTCCTCCCACGCCTGCCTGCTCTACATCATCGACACCGATCACGCGACCTACGCCAGCGCCTGTAAGATCAGCGACGAGCTGAGCGACTGGGATCCCGAGGATCTAGTGGCTCCGGTATTCGAGCCGATCTACGACCAGGGCGATGCCAAGCGCATCGACGGCAACGCCAACATCTCGGGCGTCGTCAGCCGCTATGGGACCAACGACCAGACGGTCATCCTGCTCGATGCCGACCTCGGTGACGACAACGAGTATTGGGTCGACGCCGTTCAGGATGGGCAGTCGGTTGATGCGACACAGGCGGCTGCCAAGGCGGCGTCAGTCGTTGCGGCGCGCTCGCCTTATCAGGAGACCGACTACTGCTCGATTGTGATGCTGGCTGAGCATGTTCATCTGGTCGAGGCGGGCATGAGCATCCAGGTCAAAGCTGCTCCGGTCAACACCGCCAACACCTCGACCATCGGCTCCTATCTCAATCGTAGGATCGTCGTCTGCCAGAAAGAGCCGCTGCCGGATGGCCGCTATCACGTCATCCTCCAGCTCAACCGGCCGAACCGCCGGCCGGGTAGCGGCGGCTCGCTGCCAGCCAGTCAGCTCCCGGCGCCTGATCTCGTCTCACCCTGCCCGTGCGTCGAGCCATTCACGCGCACGGTTGCGGCTGATGAGCTTGGGTTGTCACCAATGGGCAATCGGGATTGGGTAATCGACTCGGTGAGCGGTGGCACGGTCTCAGTCAATGGGACTCAGGCCGTATTCGATTTCAGCGCCGAGACGACAACGGAGATGATCGAAACTCACCTTCCCATCAACGCTGTCGCGTCCTCACGGTTCGAGGTGTTGGCGCTGATTCGGACCGATCGCAACGCAGCCGGTCCAGGGACGGGGCTCGGGCAATGGCTGTATCTCGGTTTATCGAACGGGAGTCCAAGCTTCCCCTTCCTACCTGGGGTCGTACCATCCCGCGCCATCTTCTATCTGGAAAGTACGAGGGTCGGTGGCAACATCGCCATCAAGTCGGACATGACCTTCAGGCAGGACGGCTCATCGGGATCCGAGCATGGCACCCTGCCGACCATCGTGTCCTATCCCGAGTCCGGCCCCGGCGACCTGTTCTGGATCCGCTTCCGGGTGACTGGTAATACCGCTCAAATCCGAGGCTGGCTGGACAGCGATGTTGAGCCGATCACATGGGACGACTCCTTCATCCAAGTGCCGACTCAGAACTACGAGTTGGGCAGCGGCACCAACACCGAACTCATCCTCGTCGCGTCGGGTGGCGGCCAAGGTGGGAGCTACACCCAACTGATCTGGTACGTCGACTACATCGAGGTCATCTCGGGCATCTGGTGCTGCGCCTCATCTCCGCAATCCGGCCAGTTCATCACCGACCAGAACATCGGGTACGGCAATGGGACCGATACCTACCTCGTCTATGACGCTTACGTTCCTGGCTCCCTTCGGGTATGGGTGGACGGGCTTGAGCAGACGCCAGCCGTCACCGAGTCCGACCCGACCACCGGCGAGTTCACCTTCAGCTTCACGCCCGACGACACCGAGCAGATCGTCGTCTCCTACCAGGTGGCCTAGATGGGACGAGTCACCCACCTCAACGACATGCACCGCGGAGCCGATGGGCTGGAGTTGGATGCCGATGACCTCGGTTACGACAACAGCCTCTCGGGTCTGATCGCGACCGATATTCAGGCCGCAATCAACGAACTGGTCGAGGGCGATTCAAACCGGGTCGTCGTCAACCTGACCAACAAGTCGGGCGGCAGCGTGGCTGACGGCGATCTGGTCATCGTCGATTCAGCCAACAACGACGCCTTCAAGACCACCACCACGGCGGCGATCGAGACCAGCATCGGAGTGGCGCAGCAGACGATCGCCAACAACGCCAACGGCAACATCGCCCTCTCGGGCTACGTCGGCACCCTGAACACCAACGGGGTCAGCGTCACCCGCGGCCACTACCTGTTCCATGCTGGCGCCGCCAAGTACGCCACCGCCAACGCGACCCGTGGGCCGGGTGCCTTCGGTCAGGTACTGACTACCGGAGCGGATCCCGATGCCTGGCTGTGGGGCGTGGCCGACGAGACGGGCGGGACGGTCACCGAGATCGAGGATCTGCCGACCGCTGAGACCGATACCTCGCTGGTGCTGCATCCCACCGGCAGTGGCGGCGTCGTGTGGGGCACCGATGCGACGGGCGGCAGCGGGCTCGGGGATCACACCCACACCGCCACCGGAACAGGCTCCAATGGCGGTGGCAACGCGCTCGATGTCAACGGCGGCACCTTGCGCATCCCAGTCGGCACCGGGGCCCTGACGACCACCGAGGGCTACATGGGCTGGCAGAGCACTACCGAGCGGATGCGGCTGTACGACGGCCAGCGTGAGCGAGCCATCGGTCATACCGGCTGGGTGCCCTACGCCTACCCCATCAACTTCGTGGCGACCGCCGCCTTCACTACGGCGCTCAGCTTGGCGGCCAATGGCGGCTGTATCGCCATCCCGATCATCATCCCCGGCCATATGCTGCTTGAAGCGGCGTCCTGGAGGAACACAGATACCAGCTTAGAGCGTACCGTCGACTGGGCGCTCTACGAGAACCGCCTGAACAACGGGAATGGGGCAGAGAACACCGTGAACCGGGTGGCCGCCACGGCTGCGAACCTCACCTACACAGCTACTGCCGCCTCGATCAAGGGTATCGACCTCGCTGCTCCGGTCTACATCGCACCCGGCCTCTACTGGTTCGTGCTTCAGAATCAGCACGCTTCCAATACCTACGGGCTCGGTTCAACTGCTGCCTCGTCGGCCTTTGCTCTGGCTAGCGCGCAGACAACGACACTGAGCAATCCATTCACTTCGGCCGAGGACTTCACCGGATGGACGAAGACAACTGCTGTCTACGCCGTGCGGATTGCCGGACGAGTATTCGGGATGACCGACTACTTCCACCTGTAGGGTTGACAAACCTTAGGGCATGGTCTAAGGTACATTCCATGCATGACTTGTCACCCCGCCAGAGCGAAGTCGCGGCGCTGGTAGCCGAGGGCTTCACGGGCCGCGAGATCGCCGAACAGCTCGGTATCAGCGAGCAGGCGGTCAAGAATCACAAGCGGTCCATCTACCACAAGGTCGGAGCTAGGAACGCGGTCGAGATGATCCGCGCTCTGATGGAGAAGGGATCCCTATGAGAACCCTCACAATCGTCGGCTATCTCTTCGCCGCCGCCACCGTCGCCTTCGGCGTGTGGGCCGCCTTCGCCCTGCTGGCCTCGATGGCGCAGTACGTCCCGAGCCTGCCATGAATGGGCGCGTCCTCGGTGTCTGCGAAATCTGCGGCAATGACGCCTATGAAGACGACATGGAGAAGCCTTGGGCCGCCGCCCTCGCCGCCGAGCGCCGCGCCACGGTGGAGCGGATACGGGCGGCGCTAGCCAAGCTCTACGACCCGTCCACACCCGCTAGGGATTATTGGGCATCGATTGATGTTCATGCGGTCCTCGACGCGGAGGCGCAGCGATGACGCAGGACCGCAAGACGCTCCTGCGCCGCCGCCGTGACGCCGCCGAGGCTGGCGTGCTGCGGGGCGACATCAGCATCTTCGAGGGCCGCATCGTGGAGCCCTGCCCGGTTCCGCAGTGTGAGCGCCCGTTGCGGTATGGGGGATTGCCGCACGCAGGGCTGCATGAGGACGAGGCCGGCTTCCGCTGGCGGCAGGACGAGCAGGCAGAGCGGGCGTGGAAGGCCGAGCGATGAGGGAGATAGACGGTAATGCTTACTCCCGGGATCCTTACTGGCCTCGCTTCCTGACGCCCCGTGCCTACGACCCGCATGAGCACGAGGACTGGCTGCGGCGGGCGGCCTACGCCTACCCCTACATCATCCGCTTCCAGGTTGCGGATCAGCCGCTGAAGCTCAGCTCGTTCTACGGCGAGACGGTGCTCGACCTGGATACCGCGCTGCTCATGTTTGAGCGGATGGCGGCGGAGGCGCTGAGGTGAGCGACGAGGCCCGTGTCAATGCCCTTGCCACCTACAACGGTGAGGTGGGTCGGGGACTTGTGCATACCCCCGAGTACGTCGTGTTCATGCAGGACGAGCAGCGCTGGTTCAACGAG